TTCGCTTTGAAATTTCATCACTATTTTGCGAGTGTTCGCTTTGTAATTCGCTTTGTAGATTGAACGCGTTTAATAGTCCTGTGTTTGGTGTTTGCAAAAAGAAGTTTTCTTGCTCGAATGTTACAATACCATTTGACACTTTAATCTTCGCGTTAAACGTGTCTTCAAGTGCCGAAATAAGTTGACCAAGCGTTTTAACTGAGTCGCGTGAACTTGGATAGCCATTTGTATAAGCAAGCGTATTAGGTGCGATTAATTCAAGAAACCATGAATTTTTTTTCGACTTCAATGGAACTGGTAAAATTGTCAAAGGCGTAAGCGAGTTCAAAAGTGTTGAGCTTACTGAATACCCTAGAAACGCGCATGATTTCTCAAATAGCGTTTTGACTTTTATTGCTTTAAATTGACGTATTACGGGAAATATTACGTTGATTATTTCGGTCAATAACTTGACTAATGCAATTACGATAAAAATAGCGTATGCAACACGCGCAGCTAATTTAATTGCAGCGACAATTATAGCTCCAAAATCAGGTGCGGGAATTGGTAAACCTACCGGAATACTTGCCTTAATTAAATCGGCAATACTTTGTTGAATCTCATCAACTGCCTTTGCGATTTCTTGACTAAGTGCAAATGTCGCAAGCATCAATGAAATGAAGTAATTTGCTTGACCTTCAGGAATGATTACATAATCAACTTGCGAGAAGTCGCTCGGTGACCAATTGACTAAACTAAACGCCATCCCATCGGCATTATCAAAGAAATTATCAACGCCTTTATATTTCTTTAATTTGACTTTGTAAGATCGTTCTTTTTCTCTAAATGCTGGGTCTTGAAAGTCAAGTATGTACTTTACGATTGTGCCGTTTGAATACTTAATGTCTAGTGGCATCCCTACAAAGTACCCGTATGTTTCAATCCATGACTTGATTGCAATCCTATCTTCATTCACGAATTCGAGCGTATCGACTGAAAGTTCAAGTTGACTTATTCTACGATCTTCAAAATTAAAGACGTAGTTAACCGAATCTTTGTTCGCTGGATTGCATTCCGTGCCGTTTAAAAAGTATCTAATCATGATTAATTGATTCTAAATCGGTTTCGACTAATGACTCCATTTGCGTGCTTTGTCTGCACAATTTCATTGATTCCCGAAGCGAATGATTGCCATGCGATGTTTGTCTCTGATTTGTTTTGCACAATGCCCTGTAATACTTTGATTTCTTTAGTCATGTTCATCAAATCAAATGAAGTACCTGCTTTGTCCATTTTGCTCAGTTTCGAGGCGTTACCGTGATTGTCAAACGCGCTAAGCATTGACGCGGTTTGTGAAGCGGTGTAAACTTTATCACCTCGATTTAGCATGGTGAAACGCGCACCTTTTCCGGCACCAAGTTCTTTGATGTTTCCGAGTCTGTCGGTAATCATCTCTTGACCTTTTTCATCAACTACGGATAAACCACCTGGTGCGTTCATCGTTCCTTTCTCGTAAAATTGTAAGTTCTTCAAGAATGAAGTAAGTACCGTTGTGCTTACGATTGTTGACGCCAATGCTTCACCTGGTGACTTACCCTCATTCAATGCGCTTTCAAATGTCTTTAATCCCGTAGAAATAAGTTCGATTGATTGCTTTTGCTTTTCAAGTCGCATTTGCTCGGCTTGTGCATCGCGTTGGATTTGTATTTGCTCCGTGATTGATTGTTGCGCGTAGATGTTACCTTGCGCGGCTAAGTTCTGCAAATAGTCTTGTTGGCTTTTCGCGGCTTCTTCTTCTTTTTTAAGCAAAGCAATACGGCGATCAATCTGCTCTTTGAGCATGTCGGTTATTGCTTGTTGAATTGATTGCATAAACTCGAATGCTTCTTGTGCGTTCTTTTTGTCCGTCTCTTTGACTTTATCACTATTCTCGGTTGCCTTTTCTGCTAGTCCATCACTGATTTCTTGCTTCTTGTCGGCTATTCCCTTGTCAATTGCAACGCCTTCATCACCATTTTTTTGTTGAGTTATTTGCGCTTGTAAATCGTAATCGGCTTTGCGTTTCGCTGCGTTTGCTTCAATCGTTTTCAAGTCGGCTTGATATTGCTTTTCGATTTCGGCTTTTTGTGCTGCCGTCAATCCTTCTTGCTCCAATAACTTCGCACGTTTTTCATTCAATGCTTTTATTTCGGCATCGGTTTCATTTTTGAATTTCAACGCCAATTGTGAAAGCTCGTATTTTTCCTGCTCGTGAAGTGCTTGCTTTTGTATTTTCGCTTTCTCATCAAGTAGCGCAACCAATGAATCAAGCGTATATTTACCGGTTACTTCTGCGAGTATTTCTTGCGCCTTTAACTCTGAGTTAAATTGCTTATCAATTGCCGTGATAGCTTCGTTGTAACGCAACTGCGCGAGTTCGTGAAGCAATTGTGCTTGAATGCCTAAATAAACGTTTGTAGTGTCAAGTTCGGTGTTTAGTTCCTTTTGTGCTTTGGTTTGTGTTGTTGTCGATTTAGTTTCTTCTTTGATTGCTACATCGTAAGTTTTCAGTCGTTTTTGCGCACTGGTCAACTCTTTTTCCATATTGTTAATTGACTTCGCATGAAAGTTAACCTCATCTTTTGCCTCGCGTACTTTTTCGGCGTAAAATGCTACCATGTTCGTATCGGTTGCCGTTGTTTTATTCAATAGCTTTTGCCATTTGTCTTGGTCTTGCAACGCTTCATTGTATGCCGTTTTAGCCTCATTCAATTTAACTTGTATAGTATCTTGTTTTTGCAAGTTGGCATTGATTAGCTCGATGTTTTTCTTTGACTTAAATTCAGCGATTTGAAGCTCCAAGAAAGATTTTACTTGATCGTTTAATTGCTTTTGGAATAACGCTTCATCCTTTAAGTTCTTGATTGTGGTGCCGTGTTCGCCATTAATCAACTTAATCATTTTGGCGCGTTCTCGCGAACCTGCATTCGAGTTTCTCAAAGCGTTAATGTTACCAATGAATTCACTACTTTCATCTGCTATGAACTTGGACGAGTCTTTGCGATATTTATTTAGTATTTCTTGGTTTTGTCTTTGTTTTTCTAGTTCTTCATTTACCGGAACCAATGTACCTAAGAATTCAACTAATTTACCTCCGTACACGGTAAGCAAAGTAACACCAACCGATAAAAGTACCTGCGTAGATAGTAACGAACCTGCAAGTGCTTTAAATACGTTTTTAGTTGGTTCTCCTTGCGCTCTTAATTCAACGTTGGCTTTTTTCAATTTACCAATCTCATCAAAGAACATCGGTAAGTTGTTCGAAATTGCCATGAATCCCGTTTGAACTGAATTCGCAAATGCTGGCATTTCTCGCGCTAACTGAGTTACTGAAAAGTTAAGTTGACTATTTGCCATTGCGTAATTTCCGACACTTCTTTGGTGACGTCCCATTGTCGCGTCAACTGTTTTTAACGCTGCATCATATTTTTGTATTTTAGCTTGAAGATAGTCATAACTTCTTTGCTCGTCATTTGACAATTTAACTCCCAGTTCTTTGCGAATGGCTAAATCTCGATAGGTTTTTGTCATTGCTGACAACTTTTGATCTACACGAGAATAAACTGAGTTTAAGCGTTCTTGGTTGCGTATTTGTGTTGCAGTTGTACGCGCGTCTTTTTCGGCTTGCGTTTGCGCTTGCTTTGCCATTCGCTCTTGCTTTTGGCGCAAATCCAGTTGTAGCTTTTCAGTTCTTAATTTTTGTTGCAATAGCTTTTCGCTTTCAATCTCCGCTTGATTAATTGCGTTTATGTCTTGAACGGTTTTCTTTTGAGCAGTTGCCAACTCCCCATTCATGGTTTTAGCAATGCTACGAAGCTCACTATCAAATTTTTCTAAAATGCCGAGCGTTGCAGCTACTTCCCTTCCGATTTCTTCAAATGGTGAACCTGTTACTAAATCACTCTTTTTTACTGCTTCTTGCATATTCCTCGAACATTTCTTTAAATTCTACAATCGTTATCTCCTTTGCTCTGACAATTGTACCCATCCATTTTGATAAATGAACAAGACATTGTTGAGTAGTCATACCTTGCAATTTGCTAGGGTCTGCGCTAATCATTTGAGCTTCCGCAACCTTGATTTGATTTAACAAAAATAAATCATTTGTTTGGATAAATTGAAGACGTAATTTAACCAAGTGAATTTTGAGCTTTAAAAAGTATTCAAGTCCTTCACCAATGCCGAACCTTTCAAGGTATTCATTGTATAATTTTAGCCAAATAATCTCATCAAATTTAGTCGACTTTGCATCTCGATTAACATAGCGCATGTCTCCACTTTGGCACTTTTCCCAATTGTGCAATGGGAAATCGTCAATAGTTGAATAAGACTGCTTTGATTTCTTTGATGTACGGATCGCGAATAATGACGCGAAGTTTTGCAATGTTTTCATCTGTAAGGCTTAAAATTGAATCGTGCCACCATTTCTTATCTTCCATTTTGCGCGTTTCACCTTCGATTGTAATCGCATCGAGTAGAACACGAACGTACATCGAGCGATAAAATTCACCTGTATCGTATAAAGTGTATGGTGTATTAAATTTCTTTTTGGGATTGATTGTTGACGTTAAATAAGAATAGTATCCAATGACTTTATTATCACCATCGACTCCTTTATCCATCAACTGGTCTTGCTGTACAAACTCGATTATTTCGCGTCTTGTCGTTGGCGAGAAAGCATTGAACCAAGCAACGGACTCCGAGAGCATGCGTCCCTTAGATAAAATCGCGTGTAACTTACTTTGTCCTATTGCCATAACAAATACAAAGTAACAAAAAAAGGGAGTTGTTACACTCCCTTTTCAGTTTATAATGAACAAGTTATTTTTTTCGCACCCTTTTCTTTGGTGTTGGGTTCGCTATTTCAAACGCTTCTCGCACAATGCTTTCAGGAACTGACTTCATTGTACTTAAAACAACTTCCAAGCTATTACAAGCAAGAAAATCACGATTGAATTGAACTCCGTTTATAACTATCATTGTTCTATTATTGTGCTTCAAATGCAGTTACTGCGCTTTCAAATCCGAACACTAAGTTACCAGTTGCAGCATGGAACGCTTTTAATGTACAATTGTCTCCATTCGCTTGTGCTGGGATTGTAATTGCATATTGTCCTGGTATTGTAAAATACTCTGTAACTGAAGCGATTGTAATACTTGAAAAACTTGTTAAATTTGCAGCTGTAAAATCTGCTAATGTAGCGCCCGTCCAAGGCAATTGATTCACCGCGTCTCCGTAGTCAAACGTTGCTTTAACGATTAGTGTTGTATCATCTTCAACCGTAATATCTAAATTCACGTCAATCATTCCGTTCAACTCTAAAGCTGAATAAGGAGCGAATAAGTCCGCAGGAATCATCCATTGATCACCGTCATTTGTCAACAAAGAGTAATCCATTTGGATCATTACTTTTGTTCCTGTATCGGCAGTCGCATCCATGAATCTAGCATCGTAAGAATAACGATTCACAGGACGTGGATATAAATCCGTTCCTTCTTTTTGTCCTTTCAAGTTTCCACAAACGTCAATCAAGAAAACACCGAAGTTCACACAATTGTCAGCTACTTTAGCGTAAAATTGCTCGTTCACACCCCAACATTCAAATGTTACGGTCTTAACTCCATCACGAGTTTTGAAACGCTCACCATTGTCAGCAGTTTCGTAGTTCGGGTCTGCTTCCGTATGCGTTACGTTACGCAAGTTATTAAACGGATAAAGACGTTTTGACGGATCAGGGTTATTGATTGCGTCCAACAAGTCATCTGCTAAAGTAGCACTTGTTAAATCGAATCCGTTGCGAGTTCCATCGCTTGCCAAAATTGGCATTAAAAAAACTCCGGAAGTTAATCCGAAGGGTTTGACATTTGGAAAGCCTGTGTTTCCAATTTGTCCGTTGCAGTTACATCCAGCAATTCCAGCCATTTTAAAATAATTTAAAGATTAATAATCGTATCAAAATTAGCAATTTTCACAATAACGTGCGAATATTTCTAAATTCACATCAAATTCAACCGCACTTAGTGTTGAATCAAATATCTGTTTTTCAATACCATTTTGGCTTTCCGTTCCAAATTTCGGGAAGTCTCTCGTGGTAAATGAATTAAATCCCTTGAAGAATGAAGCGTTGCGAAGTATCGTTCTTTGGAACTCATCCATCAAAGCATACAACGGTTTTACCGCTTCATCTTGACGATCAATGTTAAGCATGTTCCAATCACTCCAATGAATAAACCAAAGTTTACATTGTGAAGTTCTGGTGCTTCCTTGCTCAAATCCGTTTGTGATTTCATCCGTTGGTGACACCAACCAAATAAATGGGAGTTTTGAACGCTCGCTATTTATTCCGTCATCATTCAAATACTTCAACCATTCGTATTTTGTATTGGAAAGCGTGCCATTAAAAAACAACGGTTTCTTGATTGTGACTAATGTTTGATAGTTGATTGATTGACTTGTGATTTTAAACGTGACTTCATTGCCATCGATTGACTTGACTTGAAGCTCGATACCATTTACATACGCGAACTCGTAAAGTTTAATCCATTTCACATTGCAAAATGTTACAACTTGCTCGTTGTTTGCCACTTGTGAAAAAGACAAAACACGCAAAGTGTTATCAAGTTTATTGATAATTTCTTGCTCGATTATTTCTGATATTAGCCTCATGCGAACCAAATAGAATCTAATTCGACACCTCTGTATTCCGGATATATGTCTTTGTTATGCTCCAAGAATCGTTGCAAAATTACGGAGCTTTTCACCGCTTGATTAAATAACAATATTGTATTCGTGTAATTATCGTTGGCAACGCTCCCTGCTTCAACGCTTGGTTTTATTTGTCCAATGCTCGTCGAAATTTGTAATTGTTCACGTGAATAATGAACGTAAACAAGCGCGCTCAAAATGTCGGTTAGTCCTGTACAAAAATAAGAGCGAGCGCATCCGTTGTATTCAACTTCAAATGCAAACTCGCTCTTAATGTCCTCGAATCTAGCGACTGAATCGTCAGTATAGAATAAATCGGCTAATTCTTTACCGAATAGCTGGTACAAATACTTTTTTTCATACAGGTGAATGTATTGCTCAATTAAGGCAGTTCCGTTCTTAAACGCCACCGAAAGTTGGTAACGATTAACAAATGATTCAACTGATAAGAAATAAGTAGGTGCTGGCATATTTATTCGATTACGATTTCATTTGATTCTGTTTCAGGTGCTTGCGGTGCTTGCGCTTCTTCCACAACCATCTCAACAACTTTTGCGCCTTTCTTAGGTGCTTTTTCTTTTGCATCTCCTTTGATTGCTTTACCTTCTTTGATTAGATCGTTAGCGACTGCGTCCGATACATCAATTGATTTTCCTGCTTTCTCTTTAGAGAACTTTTCTGTAAGTGTAATTTTCATAACGTAGCTTTTTTTACGCCACAAACCCCGACAAACCGCGTAGGTTAATGTCGGGGCAAATGTGACTAATTATTGACCTTAGTCAGTAATCAACGCGATTGCGTCAGCCATGACACCTTTCACTAATACTTGTGTATCGTTTGCAGATACGAATTGTACTAACGCTTGCTCAGCAAGAATTGTACGTAAGTTTTTAGAGAAATCGTCATTTTCTTGACCGATGTTTAATGATAAACCTTCGCGGAAACGAACGTTAATCACTGATAAATCACCACCTACGAAATCGTAGTCAGTACCAACTAAAGCAACCTCAGCGATCAATTGCATTCCTGCAACCATTGTACCGTCTGCGCTTCTAAATGGTGGGATTTGGTAAATACCATCAGTTGACTTTTGCATATCCATTTGAGCTAAGATGTCCGGATTAACGAATACTGCTGTTGCCGTTCCAAATGCTTTTTGTACTTGTAAAGCCAAAGCACGGAAAACGTCTGCGTAAGTTGGTTGAGCAGTAACGATACCACCACCTGTAAACGCTGAAGCGTAATCAAACAAACCATTGATTAAAGTTCCATCACCTGCGAATAACTCGTCAACCGTTGCAACTTCAATGCGACGAATCAAGTTAGCTTGTAAGTAAGAAACCAATTGTGGCAAGTCGCGTAACATTTCTGTTGTTACTTTACAAGTAACCGCGATTTTGTTCACTTTCGCTTCTTTCTCTTTGTACTGAACAGAGATTTTTGTTTTCGTTGTACCTTCAGTAATGAAGATAGGCAAACCTTGCTCGTTGTATTCTTCAACCCACATCGCAACACGATTGTTGATTGTTCCAACTGAAACAAGACCTAAGTAACGAGATACACGAGAACAAATTGGTGAAATGATACCCGTGAAGGCAGTCAATAACCAATGTGAATCGCTATCACCACCTAAGATAGTGTTTGCTTCGCTTACCGTAACCGCTGCTTTCACAGTGATGTTTACGTTAGCTCCTTTAGTCGTCAAAGACGCCTCAAGTTCTTCTTTGCTCGTTTCAAACGCACCCATCAAGGCATCTTTGAACGATTTAAAAGATTTCTCGTTTCCTTTCGGAGTTTCTTTCAAAGACGCGATTTGCGTTTCGATTTCCGTGATTGCAGTTTTAAGTGCATCAAGGTTAGTTTCGTTTTTCAACGATTCGATGGAAGCATTGATTGCCTCAACATCACTTTTACTTGCAAAGCCTTTTTCGTCCAATTTTGTCTCTAAGGCTTTGATTACTTCTTCTGTTGTCATTTTTTTCTGATTTAGAAGTTTTCAATTATTTTGTCCCAATCCAAGGCAGGAACTTCGACCTTTTGAGTGTCGTTAGACGGCTCTTTTGTTTTAGAAGTGTCATCATTGACGGCTTCTTTGCGAACTCCGCATGTCTTACA